AGATTCCGCCCAGGCCAATGAACAGATAATTCCGGCCGACCAGGTAACCCCCAATGAATTCCAGGAATCTGGCAACACCGACGGCTATGGTTCACAAAATGAAATCGCTGTGCCAGCTTCGGATATCAAGTATTCGGCCGAGGATTTGGATGCCTTGGCAGCGGCCAATGGTGTCAGCCAGGGCGAACCTGACATTGAAGTTGGCATAACAGACGCACAGTTGTTTGAGGCAGAGAGGGTATTCGGGGGTGCTCCTAGACAAAGTGAGGTGACCACTGGCGTGATCCAGGCACAGAATCAAGAGACCAATTCCAGCCTCGCACAGATGCCAGTCAACACCGACTGGCGTGTTACCTTGAGATTGGCACCGGGTGCTACTTATTTGTATAATGCTCCGGATGCAGGCATATTGCAACCATTGAAAACAACCAATGGAGTAATATTTCCTTTTACTCCTACCATAAGCACAGCCTACAAGGCCAATTACAATCCTTACGATCTTACACACAGCAACTATCGAGGATATTTCTATCAAAACAGTTATACTGATCAGGTCACAATCAATGCTCCATTCACAGCGCAGAGCACAGCAGATGCGGCCTATGTGCTGGCAGTCATACACTTTTTCCGCAGTGTGACCAAGATGTTTTATGGCCAAGATGCGCAACGCGGCAGTCCGCCACCCTTGGTTTTTTTCAGTGGCCTAGGAGATTATCAATTCAGCAATCATCCTTGCTTGGTAACGCAATTCAATTATACCCTGCCTGCTGATGTTGATTATATAAGTTCTGGAAGCCCCAACAATCTGGGCTTGAATCTACAACCTTTGCAAAATCTTTATTCCACCACACTCAATGCTGTCAGTCCAACAGTCACGCGATTGGCAGCTGCTTTCTTGCCACGCGGAGCCGAAAACGAAGTGGCTGCCCCATTGCGAAGTTTATTAAATAATCCTACCTACGTGCCCACCAAAATCGACATGCAACTGACATTGTTGCCGGTGCAGAGCCGAAGCCAGGTAAGCAAACAGTTCAGTCTCAAGAACTTTGCCAACGGTAACTTGTTGAAAGGAGGATTCTGGTAATGGCCGGCAATTACAGCGCGACGAGTCCTTATTTTACTACAGGTTACAGCCAATTCTTTTTGGATGTCATGAACAATCGGCCTATACCCAAGTCAGCCGACGACATCTTGTTTACGATCAATACCACTTTTCAATACCGACCCGATCTATTGGCCTTTGACCTTTATGGGGATGCCGGCTTGTGGTGGGTGTTTTATCAACGCAACCCCAATACTTTGACTGAACCACCCATGGATTTTGAAGCAGGAACAGTGATATACCTGCCTAGATTGAGCACTCTCAAATCAGTGTTGGGATTCTAGCATGGCACAAGGAGAATTCCCGTCATTTTATCGTTATGTAGGGCCGTCGCCGTCGGGCGGATACTACTACGATGATCCAAGCACAGGTCAAATTCTGGATCTTGCGGCCGCACCTACTCCAGAACAACAACAAGCCTATGAGGCAACAAATCCCAAAACAGGCACAATCGAGCAGACCCAAGCCACTACAGAATTAGCCGAACCAACACAAATCTTGGGCGGTCCTGCACAAGCCGGTGCACAAGAAGATGCACCTGTTCAAACTCCTAAAGCTCCTACCTCATCTGGAGTAGGTGCCGGAACCTCATCTGATCCTTACGGAGCCCGAGGCAATGATGATACTCCACCCAGATCCAGCACCAGCAACCAGCAGGTCATCAATCAGACCTTTGCCAACCAACCTATAACACCTCAGCCAAATGTGCTGGATCAGTATGCCAGTTATACCTACGCTATTTCTTGGTGGTTGTTGACCCCGGATCAATACAACAATCTTACCACAGGACTTGCGCCAGCGCCCGGCACTGGCAATTGGAGCCTGCTCATGCAAAGCGGAGGGGCACCTACCGGCGGCCGCAATCAATATTTTCCCTATGACTACTATCTAGATGATTTGGAAATAGAAACCGTGCTCATGGGCAAAGGCACCAACATGAGCAACAATGCCACAGAAATAAGATTCAAAGTTGTGGAACCCAATGGGTTGACTTTGATACAAAATCTTTACAGTGCTTTGCAAACAGCCTACAAAAACCCCACAGCAGGCAGTGGTGCTCAGGCCACAACCACCGCCAATACTACAGCAAATCAGACCAGTCAGGCCCCCAATTATGGAGCCGCGCAGTATTGTCTGACCATAGAATTCTACGGTTACGACAGTCAAGGCAATTTAGTGGCTCCTGCACGCGGCGGTGTTTCTGGATCGACCAGTCAAGCAGTAATCAAAAAATATTATCCTTTCCTTATAGAGAATCTAACTTTCAGGACTGTGGCCAATCAGATCGAATATAACATTGTTGGAAAACCAGTGCCTTACTCCACAGGCACCAGTCAAGCCAGAGGCACCATACCATTTGCCTTCCAATTTTCTGGTCAGACCGTGGCACAGATTCTACAAGGCAGTGCTGCAGGAGCCCCTGCTGTTCAACAAGAGTCGGGTGCTCGCACAGAATCTCCCAGTCCGGCCCAGATCTTTACTCCAACCAATCCTGGGGCCACAGTCAATGATATCCGTGCCAGTGCCGGAGTAGATGCCTTGGGTAACTTCACAGGCGAGACCGAAAGTCCTTTTTCAATAGTGGCACCATAGAGAGAAATCATGCCTGGAATATCAAAATCTCGTATTCAACAACAAAATCAAGTTCAAGCTGCTTTGGATGCCGCCGGCAATACCGGTCGTGGTGCTGTGAGAATTTACGGTGGCGACACGCCCGGCACAATAGCAGTCAAAAACAAATTGTTTGACCAAATCGCCAATCCGGGCTCGGCCGCTCCCAAGGCTCCTGATGCCCCTAGCAAAGGCAACAACAATATTTTCACTGGCCTATGCGAGGCCTTAAATCAATACCAAAAAGATTTGGTCAAACGTGGCACTTATGCAGTGGCCGACGAATATGCCATAGAATTTGCCCCGGCATCCATAGGAGCCTCAGAAGTTGTCAAGCCCGGCCCTGTTATCTATAGAAACACTGCACCAAAAAATGTCAACACAGCGGCTGCCAAACTGGATCAAAATACTGATTCTGTCAACAAAAACAGCCAGATCTGGCAGGTGTTGGCCGGCACGCAGATAGTGCAGTTCATAGATCAGGTCATGCGTAGCAGCAAATATATTACAGATCAGCAAAAAGTAAATTTTGATGAGGACGGTCAACAAACCAAGAATGCCAAGGCCAACAGCGGGGTCACTGCTTGGTACAAGATCAGTGTCAATGCCAAACAATTGGCCTATGATAACAAACGCAGAGATCATGCCTATCGCATGACTTTTGTGATCTCGCCATATTCTATCAACCAGATGGCCAGTCCTTATTTTCCCAACAGCAACTATCGTGGCGCTCACAAGGCCTATAACTATTGGTTCACCGGTTTGAACAATGCCATATTGCACTATGAACAAGAATACAATCAGGCCTATTATGTCACACTGAGTGGTAACGCCAGTGCCTTGGCAGTTCCTCCCCCCAAAGGAAGAGATCAGTTCAAACAGTTCCACATGGCTACCAGTGAACAGAGAGGACAAGGACAACCCAACTACATCAATGAGCCAGCCGACAACGCTGCATCTTTTCTCTACAGTGTGAGTGATTTCAGCGAAGTAAGGTTGCGCATTGTGGGCGATCCGGCCTGGTTGCAACAAGGCGAAGTGGCTTTTGGCGTCAATGCACGCAGTTTTGAATTCAAGCCTTTCAATGCCGATGGCAGCATAAATTATGACAGTCAAGAAGTGACATTCACAGTGAGTTTTAATCGACCCACTGACTATGATTTCAACACAGGTATTATGAACACAAATTCAGGATCCGGAGCTCCCCAGGAAACGTTTGCATTTATATCCAAGAGCTGTAAAAATGTTTTCAGCAAAGGTCAGTTCACACAAGAACTGGTAGGCAGTCTTCTGCCATTGAGCAATTCTGTAAATCCTTCCCAGACAGCACAGGGTCGTCCAACACCGACCAGCACTGCTACAGGATCTCGTTTGCCCAGTCGTGTAGAGGATGCCAATGTTGGTTTTGAAAATGAACCCAGCAGGGTGGCCGATGCCAACATAGGTTTTGAACCCAGTCGCATTGATGATGCCAACATAGGTTTTGAGTATCCCGAACCACAGCCAGCACCACCACCCGAAGATCCTACCTCTACCGGTGACATTGATTATGCCGCAGGATTGGCCGGCACCGATGGCGGAACAACCAACGAAGCACCTCAAATAATTGCAAGGGATGATGCATAATGGCCGGAGAAAATCTAGGACGCAATCGCGGACAACCTACCAATTACAAGTTTGATCGTGGAGGCATGCCCACAGAATTTGGGCCATTCGTAGGAACAGTTACCAACAATGTAGACCCCACCAGATCCGGACGTCTACAGGTATACATCGAACAGTTTGGTGGACCCAATCCAAAAGACTCTAGCCTGTGGCGCACAGTCAATTACTGCCCACCATTTTACGGAGCCACACCCGCTGGAAAAAGTGCCGGGACCGGGGCCTTTGAACAGGGTAATCCTCAAAGCTACGGCATGTGGTTCACTCCACCAGACATAGGTGTGCAGGTGCTGTGTTTTTTTGTTGGTGGCGATCCCAATCAAGGCTACTACATAGGATGCATACCCGAGCAAGGAATCACACACATGATTCCAGCCGTTGGATCGGTAAAAAAATCAGAGGCTGTCACACAGAACAAAACACAGGCCAGCTATTTTGCTTCGGCTGAAAAACTGCCAGTCACTGAGATAAATGCCCGCAATCCTAACATAGCTGACAATCCTAAATATTTTGATCAACCCAAGCCTGTTCATAGTTATGTGGCCGGTATCCTGTTTCAACAAGGTCTTATCAATGATGACATACGTGGCACCATTGGCAGCACTAGTCAAAGAGAAAGTCCCAGTGGATGTTATGGTATCAGCACACCGGGTCGAGCCATTTATCAAAATGTTGGCGGAGCCAACGAGGCCGAAGAAGACATAAATCCACAGTCTTTGGCCTCACGTCCGGCCTCAGCAGCCACAGTAATAGCTCGCCGTGGCGGACACAGCTTGGTCATGGACGACGGTGATCTCAATGGCAATGATAATCTAATAAGAATACGCACCAGTAAGGGTCATCAGATAACCATGAGTGATGACGGCAATTGCTTTTATATCTGTCATGCCAACGGACAATCCTGGATTGAGTTGGGCCAGGAAGGAACCTTGGATGTTTACACCACTAACAGTGTAAACATACGCACTCAAGGAACTATCAATCTACATGCCGATGAAGACATCAACATGTATGCTGGAGGCAAGATCAATACCAAAAGTATCAAAGGCACAATTTTGCAAAGCGACAGCGACATGAGCTTGTCAAACAAAGGCAAGCTGACTTTGTTCAGCCAAAACAGTGTAGGCATAAAAACTCCTGGCACACTGGCCATCACCAGTCAATTGGGCAGCTGGGCAGCTGACAGCAGTCTCAGTTTCAACAGCGGACAAATACAGCTCAATGGCGGTCCGCGTATTGATGTAGAAACACCACCGGGTCTTACCAAGTATCTGCACCCCAAAGTTGAATTCAATGCCAGTGTGGGTTGGTTGGCCACTCCAGCAACAACCGAAAGCATAGTGACTCGAGCACCCACACATGAACCTTATCCTTATCACAATCAAGGCGTGTCTACATCAGTCAAATTGTCTGATGCCACACCGACACCGCCACCTGATGCTCCCGAAGTGCCCGAAAATGTAACCATAACGGCCACTGCACCCAGCTTGCCTACTGGTTTACCCAGCATACCTGGCTTGCCTAGCTTGTCTGGCATTCCCGGGGCAGGAGCCATCACCGGCGCATTGTCCAGCATACCCGGAGCCGGGGCCATAACCAATGCCTTGCCGTCTGGGTTGGGTTTTACCAACGGTGCAGTGTCGCCCGCAACAGCTAGTTCCGCCACGCTTGACCGGGCTGCACAGCGAGTTTTAATCAATGATATAGAAGCCAAACAGAATGAATATGAAAAGCTGGTAGCAGAGTTTGGTCGTGATGACCCCCGTGCGGTGGCTGCCTTGGAAGCCTTCAAAGCCATGAATGCCAGATTAGGCGCATCTGTAGGATACAACGGTTAACAAAATAACATGAGCCAGTTCAAATATACTCTTCCTTCCGGCGCAAAATTTACCATGCAAACTCCTACAGGAACTACTCAAGAGCAGGCAGATCAGATATTTTACAGTCAGGTTGCTGCTGGTGCTTTGGTAGGATTTGTGCCAGGACAAAGTATATCCGGAGCAAGATCTTCCTTGGTCAAATTTGAGTTGAGTCGCTTGGACCGAGGCACAGCAGGTGTAGACGACACTGTTATATTGGCCATAATAAATGGCCTGCCAACTGTGGCCAGTGTGCCACCTTTGGTTGATGTGCCGTTGCAGAATCCCATTGACCAAGCCGACATAGCCTCCATTACTTCCACAGGATTTACACCTCCGGCCATTGGGTCATTGACCAGTAATCAAACTCAGGCTCTCATGGCACAGGTAGCTAACACCGTGGATCAGCCGGCCACGGTCATTACCAATGAAAAAGGAGTAGGACAATATGGTCTGAGTTGTCAACAGTTGGAAATGTCAGGATATGTCAAACCCGGAACTTGGCAACAGTTTCTGAAATCAGGATCTAACAACTTGGTTGATGTTTTGAAAGCACCAGGTATCTGGACCGGCAAAGATGGAATCAACACCGCTGACCAATTCCTCATCAACCCAACGGCTCAAAATACTGCTCAGAGCACCCTCATGGTCAATGGCTATGACAGCTTGCAAGCAACTGGAGTAATAACAACTCCTGCGGCACAAAGTATCGCCGCTGTGAATGGACAGATATTCATGGGGTCCAATCAGCCAGTCAATGCTATCACATCTACTTTGACCAACAATGTTAATGGTCAAATAGCAGCCTTGGTCAACAATGCCAGTAGATTTGGCACCCAACTCACAGCCCAATGGGCACAGGGTTTGCCAGGACTGACCAATCTTACAACAAATCTGGTCAATATCAAAGGTTTGTCTTCTCAAGTGTTTTCAGGATTGCCGGGACTAGGCAACTTGACCTCAGGAATTACACCCAGTCTTGCGTCGGTGCAGACAGCCATGAACAGTCTTGGCAAAGTCAGCCAATTTGCATCCGGTGCCGCCAGCACTTTGACCAATGGTCTAAGTAATTTGTCAAACCTCAGTCTAAGCAATTTAACTTCAAATCTGCCCAGCGTCAGCAATTTACTGGGTCAGGCGCAATCAGCAGTAACTGGCCAGGTCACAGCCTTGGCCGGACAACTACAGGGACAGGCCACAGCCTTGTTGGGACAGGCCCAGGCTCAGCTGGGTTCATTGACTGGACAATTGGGAAGTTTCAATGTGACCAATCTTTTTGGTGGGGTTGGCGACAGTTTGGTAGCATCGGTGCAAAAAGCCGCAGGTTTTTCAAACACTGTGAATCGCGCCACAGTAGACGTGGCCATGATCAAAGTTTTTGGCAGCAACAAAATTCCTGTGCCCAGTTTTGAGCCCAAGTTGCCGGATTCTGCCAGCCTCGGTGCTGCTTTGGACATAGCCAAAGCACAAAATGTTTTAAAAGATTTGCAGGGAAGAGCCCAGGGGGCATTTTCTAATTTGTCATCATTAAACAGTGGCTCATTGGCCAGTGTGGGAACCACAGTTTTTAATCCAAATTCTTCTACGCTGATATAAGAGTAAATAACAACATGCCTACTTTTATTGGATTCAATACCATAAATCAGAACAAAAAGTTTACCGCTGTGGACTTTGATCTGATCAAGATCGATTTGTTAAATGCCTTCAACATCAGACAAGGAGAGTTGCCAGGCCGTCCTGGATATGGCACAGTTATTTGGAACTATTTGTTTGAAAATCAAACCAGCGAAACACAGGCTGCATTGTATCAAGAAATACAGCGAGTATGTGCCGGCGATCCTCGAGTCTATGTCAGTGGTCTGCAGATATTTCCACAACAAAATGGTATCTTGATCCAACTGGGCCTAGCCGTGGTTCCCAGCACCAATGCGCAATTGTTGAGTATATTTTTCGACCAACAACAACGTTCGGCCACCTACGTTTAACTACCCAGTTTATAGCAAAACTAAATATTAGAACTGGGAACCCATATGGCTACAACATCAAGACAAACAGCGATTTTTGGCGTAGAAGACTGGAAACAAATCTATCAGGTCTATCAAGAAGCCGACTTCCAAAGTTACGATTTTGAAACTCTACGCAAAAGTTTCATAGATTATCTGCGCCTGTATTACCCAGAAACTTTCAACGACTACATTGAAAGTTCAGAATTCATTGCCTTGCTGGACGTCATGGCTTTTATGGGTCAAAGCCTGGCATTTAGAACCGATTTAAACACCCGAGAAAACTACTTAGACACCGCCGAACGCAGAGACAGCGTGGTAAAATTGGCCAATTTGGTCAGCTATACACCTTTGCGCAATACCTGTGCATCGGGATATCTCAAAGTTTTTTCTGTGACTACCACTGAGAATATCATTGATTACAATGGCATCAATCTGGCCAATATCACCGTGAACTGGGCAGATCCTACCAATGCCGACTGGCAAGAACAATTTATAACTATACTCAATGCCAGCCTGGTTAACACACAAAAATTTGGGCAACCATCCAGCAACAAAAGCATCATGGGTGTTGACACACAAGAATATACCATAAATCTCATACCAGGCTATATTCCTGTGGTTCCGTTCACGGCCACCATTGACACAGTCAATATGCCTTTTGAAGTGGTCAATTCCACCACAGCCGGCGAAGATTATGTGTATGAACCACCTCCTCTGCCGGTGGGACAATTCAATATAATGTATCGCAATGACAAACAAGGTTTCCTCAGCAACAACACAGGTTTTTTCTTTTTGTTCAAACAGGGAGTATTGCAAAATCAAGACTTCAATTTGCCAGAAAAAATCATCAATCGTGCAGTCAACATCAACATAGAAGGCATCAACAATACCGACGTTTGGTTGTATAGATTAAACAACTTAGGCAACGTGGCCGGGTATTGGGAAAAGGTTCAGAGCGTATACGCAGCTGCCGTGGAACAATTGGCTCCGGGCACCAGAGATATCTACAGTGTGACCAGTCGCACCAATGACCAAATCACATTGAATTTTGGAGATGGAATTTTCAGCACCATACCAGTTGGAACCTTTAGGACCTATGTGCGTGCTTCAAATGGATTGAGCTATATCATTAATCCTGTCGAAATGCAGAGCGTGACTGTGCCCATCAACTATGTGAGCCGAACAGGTCAGATCGAAACCATCACGTTCACCTGCGGCATCACAGAGCCGGTGACCAATGCACAGGCACGCGAAACCATACAAGAAATAAAACAACGTGCTCCTGCTCAATATTATACTCAAAATCGCATGGTCAATGGCGAGGACTACACCCAATTTCCTTTTACTCAATACAACAGTATTTTAAAAAGCAGCGCTGTCAATCGTGCCAGCATAGGAACCAGTCGATATCTCGATTTGGTGGATGGCACAGGCAAGTATTCCAGCACAAATATTTTTGCCAGCGATGGTGCTATCTATCAAAATTTTGCACTGCCGGCATTTCAATTCAGTTGGTTGACTATCAATGACATCTCTGATGCTGTGATAAATCAGATCAATCCTTTGTTGCTCAAGGCCGGTCTGCAACAATTTTATTTTGCCAACTACACACGCCCAGATTTGAGTGTGCTGAACTACAGTTGGAATCAGAGCACTGTGTTGGTCAATGAATGCACAGGGTATTTTCAAAATGCCGCACGCAATCCTCAGGCCATAGGCAATTATGCCAGCAACAATGCCAAATATATCACAGAAGGCAGCTTGGTAAAATTTGTTGCACCCACCGGCCGTTATTTTGATTCTGACAATCGTTTGGTTGTTGGGGTGCCAACACGGCCTGATGAAAAACTGACCATATGGGCCAGCCCCACAGCAGTCTATACATCCGGCACTGCAGAAGGACTTGGCAACTTGCCTTCCGGCGAAGGTCCAGTGGTCTTAAACAACTTTGTTCCCACAGGAGCCTTGCCCACACAGGTAATTCCTACATTTGTCACAGACATTCCTGTAAGTTTACAACAACAGATGGTGCAACAAATCTATCTCAATCAAAACTTTGGTCTGGGCTATGATAATCTCACTGCTACCTGGTATCTGATCACTTCAAACAATCTAGCTGTCAATGCCAGCTGGAATCAAACCTATGCTCAAAACACATCTGGATCCAATCTTGACGCTTCCTGGCTGATCCAGGCCACATTCAATGGATCTACCTACACAGTTGTATACAGATCTCTGAATTATTATTTTGGCAGCGTTCTACAGACCAGATTCTTCTTTTATACCGCCGATCCTATCTATGACAGTAGATCTGGAACTGTGATACGCGATTATGTAAACATCTTGAAAATCAACAGTAGACCCGATGCCAGCGTGCCTTTGGGATCCGATACTGTGGTTACCATTATTGATCAGCCAGTCCTGAGTGATGGCTTGGTTGACGATTTCCAGGTGGAAGTCAGTTATACTCGAGCCCTAGGCGATGGAATTCCTATTAATCCAGATTTCTTTGATGAAATTGTAGCTCCTAATGTGAACAGCAATCAAAAATATGTCTATTTCCAACAAACAGTGGATTTTGACAATTTGCAACGCTATCTATTGATTGATGCAGGAATTGTCAACAGTGATTACCCTACCTTGGCCAGCATCCAAGCAGTCCAAACACAATACGAAGTTGGCCAAGTGTTTTATGCCTATCAAACACAGCTTTTTTATGTGTTAGGAGTTGATATCTTGGGTAATCCCACATTGACTCAAGATAATTCCTATCTGGCCAAAGTAGGACGTCAAGGTTTATATTTCCAATATCGACACAACAGTCCTCTGACCAGTCGCATTGATCCTGGAAGCACAAACATCATTGATGTGTATTTGGTAACCAACGCCTACTACACTTCCTATATCAACTGGTTACAAGATACCACAGGCACAGTTTCCAAGCCCAGCGCACCTACATTGGATGATCTCAACACAGCTTATCAAGGTTTGCAAAATTACAAAATGATTTCAGACAACATGATTCTAAACAGTGTGTCTTTCCAACCATTGTTTGGTCAAAAGGCCGACCCAGCTTTGCGTGCCACTATCAAGGTCATACGGTCTGCCAACAGCACAGCCAGTGTCAGTGCTATAAAAAATCTTGTGGTGGCCAACATGAATGCTTACTTTGATTTGGCCAATTGGAATTTTGGAGACACGTTTTATTTCAGCGAGCTGGCAGCCTACATACATCAAAACATAGGTGACGTGGTCAGCTCGGTGGTGTTGGTTCCTTTGAATCCACAGAAAAGTTTTGGTGATCTATACGAGATAAGATCGGCACCCAATCAGATTTTTGTAAATGGCGCCACAGTCAATGATATAGAAGTTATCACTGCCTTGACCAGCACGAATCTACAAACTGCACCTGGTAGTGGAGTAATCTAATGGCCAAGCAAGTGCGCAGTGTAGAATTCTTACCAGAAATTTTTCAAACTCCCATCAATGAGCAGTTTTTGTCAGCCACCCTGGATCAGTTGATCCAAAATCCAAGATTCACACAATCGCAAGGATTTATTGGTCGGCGAGTTGGCCCCGGAGTCAATGCCAACGACAATTATGTTGTTGAACCTACCAAAACAAGAACGGACTATCAACTTGAGCCCGGAGTGGTCCAGGTTGATCCAAAAGATTTTCATCGGGTGGTTGATGCCATAACTTATCCGGGAATCACAGATGCTTTGCAAATGCAAGGTTCTTATGTTGACAATGCTCAACGACTCTACACTAGTGATTATTACGCCTGGGATCCATTTGTTGATTTTGATAAATTGATCAACTATGCACAATATTTTTGGTTACCTGGAGGACCGCTGGCGGTAGACGTAAGTGCCACTGGCATACCATCGACCGACAGTTTTGATGTGACCAGAGAAAATGGTGTGTATACTTTTTCCGGAGTAAGTGGCAACAATCCAATATTGACTCTGGTTCGCGGCGGCAGCTACACTTTCAATGTAGCCCAAAACGACAAGGAAACAGTCAACTTTAGAGTGACCAACAACGGAACCAGTAGTTGGAACATAGACTATCAGCCAAACCCCACTCTTACTTTGGTGCGCGGCAATACCTATGTTTTCAACCTCAGTCAGACATTTGATTGGTCTTTCTACATTAAAACACAGATCAGTCTTGGCACTACCAACATATATTCCAACGGTGTTTTCAACAATGGTGGTGCGCAGGGGCTTGTTACTTTTACTGTGCCACAAGATGCGCCTGATACCTTGTATTATTGCAATGATGTGCAAATAAATTTACAAGGCCAAATCAATATTGTGGATGGCACTCCTGGCAATGGCCCTGGATTCTGGATACAGACAGACCCTGGAGTAAGTGGACGTATTCCAGCCACTCCAAACATCAGTGGTCGAGATGTATTGGGAGTCGTCAACAATGGCGAGGATCTTGGAACAGTGACTTTTGATGTGCCTTTGTCAACGGCACAAAATTTTTATTATGACCTGCCCAGCATAGGTTCTGTGGATTTGATAACTGACCTTCAATTTGATCAAATCAACAATCAATTCGTCGACAACTTTTTCACACAATATCCCAACGGCATAGACGGTATTACCAATCTCAACGGTAGAACCATTGTGTTTATGAATCAAGGCACAGATCCTGTCACCGGCGGCTGGCAACAAACAACATTTTTTGATCCGTTGCCGGCAGGCGATCCTCCAGGGCCCGGTGGCTTTGATTCTGTGACCTTTGATCAGACAACCCCTATCACTGATCCAGCGGTGCAATACAGTGTTTGGCAGATACAGTATGAAATAGCTGCCGGTGGTGGGGTCTATATGAGCCTCAAAAGTATTTTGCAAGTTGACGCTCTCAACAAGTTTTCAATAGCATTTGGCGATCAGTGGAGCAACACCGGATGGTACAAAAATGAATCTGGTTTCTTTGAACAGATTCCATTGTTGACAGCAATCAAAAATATTTTATGGTATCAGGATGGAACTGACCCAGAAATTTTTGGTCAGATACGTATCATTGATCAAACCCAGGCCGACACACTCAATGTCGAAGAAATCATAGGTCAAAAAAACTATGTGAGCCCCAACGGAGTGACTTTTACCAACGGACTCAAAGTAATATTTAGAGGCGATGTTTTTCCAACTCAATATAAGAATAAATCTTACTATGTTCAAGGTGTCGGAACTGCCATACAGTTGTTGCCCACTTCTGATTACATAACTCCAGAAACTTACACTAAAAGTGCGTCAATACCCTACGATACCACGCCCTATGATTTGGGCAATTATGATGCCAGTTTGAATCAACCCTTGACGCCTGATTACATAACCATATCGCGAGATTCGCCGGATCTAAATCCATGGTCGCGCAGCAATCGATGGTTCCATATCGACGTTATCACAGCATCTGCTTTGTATAACAATACCCAACCAGTAATAGACAATCAACTCAGAGCCAAAAGACCTATTTTGGAATTCCGTGGTGGCACCAGGTTATTCAATTTTGGAACACAAAGCAAACAGCCTGTTGACATCATTGATTTTCGACAAACTGACGCATTAAGTGTGGTCAATGGCAGCACCGGTTACAGCACCGATGGTTACACAGTGCTGGACGGCACCAGGATTATATTTGCAGCAGATCTAGATGCAGATGTCCGTAAAACCATATACGAAGTGCGGTTCGTAACACCAGATTCAGTTCCGCCTTTGATAACTCAACCCATTATTGCACTGATACCAGTCACTGATGGCACAGCCTTGGTCGATCAAAATGTTGTGGTTCTCAGTGGCCTGATAGAACAAGGACTCACATACAGATATGACGGTGTAGATTGGATCAAAACTCAACAAAAAAACAATGTCAATCAACCTCCATTGTTTGACATCTATGATAGAAATGGTGTGAGTTTTGGCAACAGAGCGATTTATCCCAGCACGGATTTTGCAGGTAGCCCCTTGTTTAGTTACGCCATTGGAGATGCTGTACCAGATATCGTATTGGGATTCCCCCTCACTTATCTGAGTCTCAGCAACATAGGGGACATAGTATTTGACAACAATTTTTACAAGGATTCTTTCAACTACACTGTAGAAGGAACAGGACTGACTGTGCCTCTTAGCACAGGTTTTGTGCGTCAATATCGTGACCGGGTTGATTTTGTAAGAGAGATAGGTTGGCAAACGGCTGTGACCTCTAGCTTGGTGCGGCAACAATTTCAGTTCAGCTACGACGGTGGTCCTTTGTTGCTGGATGTTGCTGTAAATGACAATAACACAGTGCCAGCCATACAGATTTTTATCAATGGAGAATTCCAGGAGTCCTATAATTATCAATATACAGTAGGCACCGACACTACCACTATCAATCTCTTGACCACTTATGTGCCCGGTGATCAGATCATTGTGGCAGTGTTGAGCGATCAGATAAGTCAACAAGGATTTTATCAGGTTCCTATCAATCTCCAAAACAATCCTCTCAACGAAAACAGCCAGCAATTCAGCCTGGGCACCATACGCAATCATTATGTTACCATAGCCCAAAATCTTATTGATTTGTCCGGACCTCCCATTGGCCCCAACAACGTGAGAGACCTGGGCAATGTGATACCTTATGGCTTGCAAATATTACAGCAAAGTTCGCCTTTGACTTTGACTGGATATTTCATGCGAGATCCCAACTATAACATTTTTGGTGCCTTGCAATACAACAGTTCTGAATATATCAAATTCAAAACACAATTATTAAACACGGTGACCACATTTGGCATAGCTGACTACGATAATTGGACCGTGTCCCGCCTGCTGGATGAATCAATATCACAGATCAATCTTGGCAAAACCAGCGTAAATCCATTTTACTGGAGTGATATGTTGCCTACGAGTCCAACATTCACTTCCAATTCATATGTAATCAATCCTGTTACCACAAGAACATTCAATCTCACACAAACTTACAGTTATACCGAATCAAACTACCAAGGATTGTGTGTTTACATAGACAATGTTCTTCTGACACGAGATACAGATTATGTTGTGTCAACTGAAGGACCCACATTGACCATTGAACCGCAGGTGCCTTTTGCTGTCGGGTCTACCGTGACAATCAATGAATATACCAGCACCGTGGGAAATTTTGTCCCCAACACACCTACCAAACTGGGTTTGTATCCCAAATATCAACCAAAGATATTTTATGACACAAATTATGTGAATCCAACTTTGGTTATTCAAGGACATGATGGATCTATTACCACAGCATTTGGTGACATCAGAGATCGGGTGTTGTTGGAATTTGAGACCAGAATTTATAACAATTTAAAAAATGATGGTAACCCACCGCCTTTGGTAGCTGAAGATGTTATTCCAGGATTTTTCCGCACTACCGATTACAATCAACAAGAAATAAATCAGATATTGGGCGAACAATTTCTGGCCTGGGTAGGAGCCAACAAACTGGATTATACGCAACAAACTTATCTGGCCAACAATGAATTTACCTACAACTACAGTCAGGCCGGTAATAGAATCAATAATCAGCCACTGTTGGGAGCCTGGCGTGGCATATATCGTTATTTCTATGACACCACTTCGCCAAATACCACACCTTGGGAAATGTTGGGTTTAAGCGAAGAACCAAGCTGGTGGGCAGATCGCTATGGTCCAGTGCCTTACACCAGTGACAACTTGGTGCTTTGGGGTGATCTTGAACAGGGATTGGTGGCTGACCCGGTAGCTCCTTATGTGATTCCAAAATATCGTAGACCTGGACTCACACAAGTTATTCCTGTGGACAATCAAGGAAATCTTTTGCCTCCGTTGCAGAGTGTGGTAGGTCCATACGATCCTCAGGGATTTGTTGCCAGTTGGAAAGTGGGAGACGGTGGACCGGTAGAAGCTTCGTGGTGGTCAAGTTCCAGCTATCCTTTTGCAGTCATGCGCTTGCTGATATTGACAAGACCAGCAGAATTTTTCAGTCTGTTTGCAGACAGAGATTTGTACAAATACAGTCCTGAGTTTGACCAATATCTTTATGATGGTCGTGGTCGCATACAACCCAAGCAGATAGAAGTTTATGGCAACGGAATCAGCAAGGCCAGTTATATTGACTGGATAGTTGATTACAATCAGCAACTAGGAATAGACAGCACCGATGCTTTGACCACAGACTTAGACAACATAGATGTGCGTTTGTGCTATAGATTCGCCTCGTTTGTGGCCGAATCAAATCTAGCGGTTTATCTAGAAAAAGGCAGCGCTCAAAGTCAAAACACCAGTTTGCTGGTGCCGCCCGAAAGCTTCAATCTGTTGCTGTATAAAAATCAACCTTTCAATCGTTTAGATTACAGTGCGGTCATTGTAGAGGTAGTTGAAGACGGTTACAGCGTATATGGTTACAGTGCTATCAACCCTTATTTTTCTATATTGACCAGCCAGGTAGCAGGATCCAGCCAAACTTTGACAGCCGGCAATGTCACTGTCACTGTTCCTAGTTCTTATACCAACAAGGTCGCACAGATACCGTATGGTTATACATTTGCAAATCTTACCGGTGTAGTGGACTTTTTGTTGAGTTATGGACAGTTTTTGGCAAGCCAAGGATTGTCATTCACAGTGCAAGAAAATGGATACACCTTGAACTGGATACAGATGGCCCAGGAATTCTTGTATTTTGCCAATCAAGGATGGGCACCAGGCACTATAATCAATCTCAATCCATCGGCCACGCAAATAACATCTTTCCGTCCTGGTGCAGTGGTAGATTCCATAGTGACTTATACACCAGAGAATCTACTGCTGGATCAAAATCGCAAGGCTTTTGACTCGAGAGATTTGATTATACGTCGCCAAGGCAATGTGTTTTCCTTGAATCCCGATCCGGCCGGCAGTCAAACCATCAGTTATTTGCAACTAAAATATACCGATTATGAAAACATGATGGTGTTGGACAATCGCACCATTTTTAATGACTTGATCTATGACACCATCACAGCAGAAAGACAAAATCGTCTCAGACTCATGGCCAGTGTCAGCACCGGTTGGAACGGAGTGCTTAATGCTCAAGGATTCATACTCAACCAAGACAATGTGGTTGATTGGCAGACCAATACCAAGTATACCAAGGGTGACATGGTTTTATACAAAAACAGTTACTGGCAGGCCATTGACATCATACAACCCAAGGCAAAATTTGAATATGGTGACTGGTATAAGAGCAACTATGACCTAATAGAACAGGGGCTTTTACAAAATTTGGCAACCAAGGCTGAACAACTTGCCAACAGTTATAACACTCAGACTGCCAATTTAAACAACGACAACGATCTTTTGGCCTATGGATTGATCGGATTTAGGCCAAGACAATACATGACTGATCTGGATCTTAGCAGTTCCAGCCAGGTCATGATTTATCAACAGTTTATTAAGACCAAAGGAACCACACAGGCCACCGATCTGTTTACCAAAGTAAACTTCAACAAAGAAATCGGCGAATACAATATTTTTGAAAACTGGGGTATATTGGTTGGAACGTATGGAGCCAATGCCAATCGCAGTTGGTTTGACATAGCATTGAATGAAGCTTTGCTAAACGGAAATCCCAGCACAGTGCAGATAATCCAACCAGGACAATCCAGCGTGGCCAATCAAACTATTCTGCTCGAAGATCTCTGGGCCGAAAGTTATGTTACCCCCTCCACAGACATACTACCTACTACCTACGTGACCAATTCTGATAGTGCGTTGCCATCGGCTGGATACGTCAATATCAATGATGTTGACATCACGGTTTTCAATCTCAATAATCCTAGTGCTATTGCCAGAGACATTGGAACCATAGGCAATGGCACAAGTATCTGGGTTGCACAAATCAATGGATATGATTGGGCAATATATCGTTGTGCCCAGGTTCCAGGACGTCTTATCAGACTGACTGACAACTTAAATGGAACCAGTCAAGCACAATTTTCACAAACCACTAATCTTGAACGCGGTGATTTGATAATTGTAAGGTATTTTGATTCGGCAGTAGATGGTGTTTATCGAGTGATCAGTGTGCCGGCTATAGATACTGTGGTCATTGAGTATGCATTTACCAATTCAAATCAAACTTCGATCAGCGGCACAGGGTTGGTGTATTATCTGCAGTCTATGAGAGTCGCCCAGGCCAGCGATGTGGCCGAGCTGTCTTATGCCAACGACTTGCTACCTGGAGCCCGAGTGTGGGTAGACAATGACGGGTCGGGACACTGGCAGGTCATTGAAAAACAAAGTCCGTTTGAAGAATTACAACAAATACAGCCCGAAAATCTCGATCCCAATTCGTATTTTGGTTCCAGCGTGTCGCAGAGCAATGATAATTACTCCTTGCTGGTAGGTGCTCCAAACACTTTATCTGGCACAGGAGCTGTTTACAGCTATTTTGTCGATCAAGACAATCAATTTGCTCAAAGTTTGGTATTGACTCTGACAGCCCCAGGCACGCAGGGATTTGGCAACAGTGTTGACTTTGGCAATAGATCTTGGGCCATGGCCGGAGCCAGTGCCAGCAACTCAGCTGCAGGTTATGCGGTAATACTTTATCAGCAACCAGGAAGTCAGGCATTTGTTCAGACACAATTGCTGACCGCACCAGATCTTGATTTCTCGGCCATTGGGTTTGGTGCATCTGTGATTGTGTCAGATGATGAGCGCATGGCCTACGTGGGGGCGCCCGACGGTAATCGGGTATATGCTTATGGAAGAGTTGACATACCCACTCAAATTATAACTTATGTTGCTAATGGCGTCACAGCAACTTTTACTTACAACACGCAGATAGCCATCAATTCGGCACAGCCAGAACAGTTGGTAGTGTTGGTCAATAATTTGGAATGTGTTTATCTCCGAGATTATACCATTTCTGGAACTTTGGTGCAACTGACTTTTGTTCCTGTTGCAGGGCAACGAGTGATCATAGCTCGTAAACAAGTTGCGCAACTGGATTTTGCCATATATTTTGGTGTCACACAAGATTTTGCTTCTGGATCTGGCACTGGTGCTGTGTTCACAGTGAGCAATACACGAGGACAATACAGTGTCTCGATCACATCACCGGGTATCAACTACAACATCGGTGACACACTGACTGTATCCTACACGCAGATTGATCCGTCTGGCAGCGTGGCCAATGATCTAACAATCACGGTGACCGAAGTTACATCTGGAGGCATCACTGATTTTACTATTTCTGGATTTGGTGTCAGCAACACTGCTGTGTTTTCTTTGGCACAATTTCTTTACACTGCCACCAGCATTGATGCATTCACTTTGTCTGTGAACGGAGTGTTGCAACGTCCCAACATTGACTACATTTTCAGTTATCCTAATGTGACTTTTTTAAATGTTCCTCCTGCCGGCGCTATCATAGGAGCCACTGCTGGGACCTATTGGCAATACATTGACACCATCACTGTTTCGGGCGTGGACATCAATGCCAAATTTGGCGCCAGCATAACCACTGATCAAAATGGTCGACAAGTGTTAATTGGAGCACCTTTTGATACAGCCTTGGACTCTCAAGGTAGTCCGGTGGTCTATGCCGGAGCGGTCTATGCCATAGATCGTGGAGTGATCAAATATATTGTTGACAATCCTGGTCAACTGACCTATGCTATTCCAGGATCATTTGTAGAACCCATACAAGTAACCTTGAACAATCAATATCTCACCAATACCGACCAATATATCAATGGGCAGTATTCAGTTGTTGGATCAAATATTGTTCTCAACACTGGACTGACTTTGAACATAGGGGACAGTATAGAAATTGAAACCAATCAGTTCCAACTTGTGCAAAAAATAACAGCCAATACTGTCATAGACGAGTCTGAATTTGGGTATGCCTTGGACATCTGCTCCAACAATTGCAGTGTATACATAGGAGCTCCCTTGGACAGCTATGTCAGCCAGGTGCATCAATCGGGCATGGTGCAACGACAAGTGAATCAATCCAGAGTCTATGGAATTATAACCACCACCGCGGCCAACCCCGCCCTGGTGCCTCAAAACACCATACGCATCAATGACATGGAGGTGTCGGTCCCGGCCGAACCCAACAACACTGTGGCCGGGCTGGTCGGAGCAATTAATTCAGCACAGATACCCAATGTGGTAGCGTCTTTGGTCCCCAATGTGATCTTGCAAGGCACAGGTTCCCGACAAGTTTTTGATATTGGAAATATCTATTCTACGGCATCTTCTTACACGCCGATTGTGTATGTCAACAATGTTTTACAGATATTAAACATTGATTACACCTATAACAATTCAACTCAACAGATATCTTTTGTGTCGGCCCCAGCAGCACGTGCCCGTATAGAGGTCGTAGCTGGAAGAATGACCATCAGCGTGATCAATGCCAATGCAGCACAAGAATTCAACAAGCTCACAGTATTACCTGGTATTTCGTCCAACGACAGTGCAGAAATTTCTGCATTTTACGATTTAGGATTCGTTACCTACGCCTACACTCAATCTATCAGCAGTCCAAATCCCACAGACTATGCTTACTTCGGTTCCAGTGTCAATGTCAACACTGGATCGATCAATCTCGTGATAGGAGCTCCCAATGGAGAGGTTTATGAGGCCACTACCTTTGACAACAATCTTACCTATTTCGATGACCGTAGCACCACCTATTTCAACACCATAGCTAATTCAGGAGTGGTCTATACATTTGATTATTTGCCTAGTGCAGATTCCAGTTTAGAAAATCCAGGTAAATTTGTGTTTGGTCAACAGGTTTACAAAAATAGCGTGCAGACTAATGATCAATTTGGTCATTCGGTGAATTATCGCCGTGGTCGTTTGGTGGTAGGCACCCCCGGCGACGAAATCAACAACAGCGACACCAACTATGGTTCAGTGACTGTGATTGACAATGCCGGCGATGCACCGGTATGGACAGTGATCTATAATCAACTACCCATGGTTGATGTTAATTTGCTTAATTCTGTCTATTCCTACGACAAACTATTGACCAACACACAAACCTATTTTGATTACATTGACCCTTTGCAAGGCAAAATATTAGGGGTTGCACGCAGAAACATAGACTACATAGGTGCTGTGGATCCGGCCAGTTATAATGCAGGTCTGATTCATAATGTTGGAACCAGTTGGGGATCTGCACATTTGGGACAGATTTGGTGGGACACCAACCGGGTAAGATTTATAGATGCCAATCAGGACAATCTCATATATGCAAGTCGGCGTTGGGGCCAAGTGTTTCCTGGCAGTGAAGTAGATGTATATCAGTGGATTGAAAGTTCAGTGCCCCCTGTCAATTATACCGGCAGTGGCACCCCCTTTAGCACAGTGAGTTATACTGTAAGTTCCTTGATCAATGACCAAGGAATATTGGTTACCAATTATTATTTCTGGGTTCGAGGTCTAACCACCGTGGCAACTGAGGCAGGAAAAACTCTCAGTGTATCAGCAATTGCATCCTATATTCAAAATCCCTTAGGCAGCGGGTTGCCTTACATAGCCGCACTCAGTGCCAATGCTTTGGCTCTCTACAATGCCAATGGTTTGTTGTCGGCCAACGACACCATCCTACATGTAGAATACGACCGCCAGATCCTAGGAGGAAATTCAAACATACATACCGAATATGAATTTATTACCGACGGCAAACCATCCAGTTTTCTAAATGCCAACTTGTATCGTAAATTCATTGACAGTTTTTGTGGTATAGACACTTTGGGCAATGCAGTTCCGGACCCAACTCTAAGTCCAGGCATGCGTTATGGGGTGCAATTCCGTCCGCGCCAGAGCATGTTTGTAGACAGATTGTTGGCCTTGAAAAATTATCTGCAATATGTCAACAAAATCCTGGCGCAATTTCCTATATCAGAAACTAAAAGTTTTTCTTTGTTGAACAGTGCTCAGCCAATTCCTGCAGCAAATACCGGGGCTTGGAATTTAGAAGTGCCAAATTTAGAAATCTTGGCCTACCAAAATATTGCCGCAGTGCCGCTGGGCTACAAATATTTGGTAATGTCAGATGCCAGCTTGAATGGATTATGGAGTATCTACACAGTAACAGACATCTCGGGCGGGCAACGTGAACTTAGTCTCACACTGGTTCAAAATTACTATACACCAGCTTATTGGAACTATATCAACTGGTATCAGCCAGGATACAACAGCAGCATCACGCCCATAGCCACTGTGGCCAACACAGCAGGATTACAGACCTTGAGTCTGCAAACAGCTTCAGTGGGCAGCAGCGTTAAAGTGGCTGCCAATGGCCAGGGCAAATTTGAAATCTATGTTAGAACCGACACAGGATGGAACAGGGTAGGATTGCAAGATGGAACCATAGAATTCAGTGCCAAGCTATGGGACTATGCATTGGGACGATTTGGTTTTGATGCTGAGGTTTTTGATTCACAATTTTTTGATCAAGAGCCAACGATTGAAACCAGACAGATCATACGTGCCATCAACGAGGAACTGCTCATAGATGAATTATTAATTGAAAGAAATCGTGCTCTCATACTGATGTTCCAGTTCATCTATACAGAGTTAAACAGCCCAGAATGGTTGGTAAAGACCAGTTACATCAATGTCAATCATGTGATCCGGGGATTATTGCCAATACAATTGTATCAGCCTGACAATCAAACCTTTGTGCTGGATTACCTAAACGAAGTCAAACCATATCATGTTCAAAATCTTGAATTCAATTTGGTCTATGATGGACTAGATCGTTATCCAGGTGCTTTGACTGATTATGATGTGCCAGCCTATTATAATACCTCGCTGGAATCACCACAATTTACAAGTCCAATACTTTTACCATACACCTATTCGGACAGTATCAATCAATCTTTTGTAAGCGATGCACCAGCCAACGCACAGATTTGGTTGGAAAGACCGTGGAGTGATTGGTTCAACAATTATTTGTTGAGCATCCAAGCAGTAGAAGTGTTAGATCAAGGAAGCGGATACACCACAGCACCAACAGTGTCGGTATCGGGCGAGTGTGTGCGACAGGCACAAATGACCGCCATCATAAACAGCGCAGGAAAAGTTGTGGCTATAACAATAGATGACCCGGGCGAAGGATATACTACTACCGCCGTTCTTACTTTGGTAGGTGGCGGCGGCACCGGAGCCACAGCACGAGCACAGATGGGCAACAATCTTGTGCGTTCTTTCAAGACCACAATAAAATATGATCGGTATCAATATCGCAGCACAATCGTAGATTGGGAACCCAATGTGGTTTATGTGGCCGGGACTCGAGTGCGTTGGTCCAATTTGGTTTGGTCGGCCAACAGCACACTATCGGGCCCGGTATTCATACCATCTGACTGGACCCGTGTTTCTGCAGCATCTCTCAGTGGCGTAGATCGCACCATGGGCTTCTACTTGCCAGGTCCCAACATGCCAGGCCTAAGCCTGCCACTGCTGGTGGATGGTGTTGACTATCCTGGAGTTCAAGTAGATGCTCCGGATTTCAATCAGAACACTGGGTATGATGTTGGAAATTTTGATATCAATCCCTTTGATAATCTTTCTGTGGATCGCGAAGGTCGACCAACCTATGACTATGGTATTTTAGATGTGCAATATGCCAGCAGCTATCTTGATCTATATCTGGGAACTAGACCTACAGACATCAACGTAGATGGCGGTGCTTACATAGACACATTCAGCAGCCATGCTCCTGAAGAACTCATACCCGGCAGCGAATTTGATACTTTGGATTTTAGAGTTTACACTACACCCGGAAGTGATTGGACCGGTGGCGGACATGGATTTCCAGCAGGTAACCGTAGATATGTGTATGACTCGGCCAACCCCACTGTGAGCTTTGCTGGCATAATTGATTTGCCGTTTACAGTGCAGGTTTTCAATGCCACCTTGGGCATAGCCATAGAACCGGTCAGTTATGACTGGGCCAACTATGAAGTCACCCTAGGGCTGACCGAAACTGATGGCGATATCATCAATGTCTACGTAACTGGAGTTGGTGGTGGAAATCAGCTTTACAATCGCACTTATCTGGGCAATGAAGTTGGCGATACTATCACGGTGCCATTTCCTTATAATTCTATCTATGAATTCTTGATCTACAATGGTGAAACACGACTAGAGCCCGGTGTTGATTACACCTGGGCATCACAAACTCAAACGTCTACTCGAATAACATTTGTTAACACCTATGGAGCCTCAGATCGCATAAATCTTTGCACCTTGGGATATGCTCCTCCTGAACAGACCACACATAGCTGGAGTCTGCCAGTGTTTCAGACAGAGATATCTGATGGTAGTTTGAGTATTCCTTTAGTTAATAGTCTGCAAGGAACAAATCCTGTGAATTTGATAGTGGTCAGCAACGGAGCACGTCTAAGACCATCAGAAGGTATGGAGCACATGGGCGACGGAACCACCGTGACATTTGATTTGCCTATGAATGGTGGATATAGTCAAGGCCTTATTTCTGACAACGATGTTTCAGTATATGTTGACAATCAACCAACTATTCAAGGAATTAATTATCAAGTTGATGCATGGGATGGATCCTCTGCACGAACAATTACATTTTTTGATGCTCCGGCAATGGGCAGTGTGATATTGATCAGTGTGAGAACCAAGGCACAATATTGGATTTTAGGTGACGAATTGGTATTTCAGCCCGCCAACGGATATTCTCCAACTCCGGGAGATATCATTGACATCGTTACATGGAACGATACCAGCCAACAAGGATTGCTTACACAGGTATTTGTAGGCGAAGGGGAATCTCCATATCATACCTATGACACCTCACATCCTATTTCTAATCCTGACAGGATTCTTGTTACCTTAGACGGAGAATGGTTGTTTGCTGGATTGAACTTTGTTACTGTGGGCGAAACCAAGATTAGAATCACAGGACTACCTATAACTTCTAATTCGGTGATAGCTATTACTTGTCTTACCCAAAGTGTTGTCCCAGGAGCCATGGCATTCCGTATCTTCCAAGACATGCGTGGGCTACAAGCCACTTATCGTATCACCTCAGAAACTACCACATCAATCACTGCCCCGGTGTCTATTACCGACGACGTGATCTATGTCAAAGATGCCAGTGCTTTGAATACACCAGATTTTGAAATCAATTCATGGGGTGTGGTAACCATTAATGCTGAACGTATTATGTATCGTGAACGCAACATCCTCAACAACACTATCAGCAGTCTGTTGAGAGGAACTGCAGGAACTGCTGTTGCTGCTCATGAATCTGGTGCCACAGTCTATGACATGAGTCGCGAAAACTTATTGCCAACTCTGTATCAAGATTATATCAACAGCAACACTTTTATGGCAGATGGAGCCACTAGCACTTATGTAACTGACATAGTCGTAGACAATCGACCATTGGTTTATCTTGGTGGCATAGTGCAAGTGACTGTGGGCGGAAATCTACAAGATCCTTCTACCTATGTGGTGACACAGGTTGAACCAGTGGCCATAGAGTTTGTTGCTATTCCGGCTCTGGATCAACAGGTTATTGTGACTGTGCTATATCTAGACTCCACAGAACAACAGCAGGTGTTTACTGCCACCGGCAGCAGTGCCAAGTTTGTGACATCGCTTGACATTGGACTGCAAGAACAAGCCTCTAATACCTATGTGCTAGATGACTTCAATCCAGTCACTGTTACGTTCAACACTGCACCTTTCCCTGGTCTTTGCGTTTATATAAGAACCCAACAAGGAGCCGAAGATCAATTTTATTTTACGTTTGCAGATGGATCAACCACGACATTTGTCACCAACATAGATCTTTCAATCCCGGTGCGTGTGTTGATTGGTGGCATTGAACAAGATCCTAGTACTTATTTGGTTACCTCATTGGACCTAGTCACTGTTCAATTCGCCCAATCAATACCCGCAGGACTGGAGGTTGTCATTTATGTAAGACAGGGCATATCCTGGTATCAGCCAGGGCCAACCACAGCCAGCGACGGTGTTCCTTTGCAAGATACCAACACACAACCAGCAAGGTTTTTGAGGGGCCTTTAAACAAGGTAAATACAGCATGAACAAAAGTGTCTCATCTACAGCAACCAATCGCACAGCTAGTGCTACAAAAAAACCCAATGAAACTGGATCGATCTCGGTGCAGGGATTCATCAAGATTTTTGACCCTGTGACCAAGAAAGTTTTTGTGGAGAAACGAGCATGATTCTCACGCCCAGTTTTACTACCATCCAGGGTTTTCTGAAAATCTACGACCCTAATTCTGGCGAAGTTTTTGTGGACAAAAAGAACGCCATACATTACGAAAACATCAGCATCTGCATGGCCAATACCTTGGCTGATCGCACAGTTGGATACATCTACAGCATGGCCTTTGGCAACGGTGGCAGCACAGTAGATCCCACTGGAGTTATTACCTATTTGCCGCCCAATACCACTGGGCAAAATGCCAGTCTTTACAACCAAACCTATAGCAAAGTTGTTGATGACAATTCAGCAGCAAATTCGGATCCGGCCAACAACTACATGACAGTGTTGCATACTTCAGGCAATGTATACACCGACATCGTGACAACTTGTCTTTTGGACTACGGCGAACCCTATGGACAACAGGCCTTTGATAATTCCACCAACTTCAATGGCGAATACGTATTTGACGAGCTAGGATTACAGTGCTGGAATGGTTCATCTACCAATCTTTTGTTGATTACTCATGTGATTTTCCATCCTGTGCAAAAGAGTTTGAATCGGCAGATACAGATAGATTATACTCTGCGCATACAAACATTGACAAATCTCAGTGTAACATAAATATGAGCATATTACTACCTGGTAAATACACGAATACGGAGCAATAAATGGCATATACAATTAACTTAACAGATGGAACCTTGTTTGCCACCATTCCAGATGGCACTATCAATACATCAAGTTCCATGACCTTGATTGGTAAAAACTATGCTGGCTATGGTGACTTTCTTGATACCAACTTTATACATCTGTTGGAAAACAGCAGCAATACTACCCAGCCGGCTAATCCACTGACCGGACAACTTTGGTGGGATTCGGGCAATTCTCTGCTCAAGGTCTATAACGGAATCACATTCAAGACCATTTCAGCCGCAACCAGCAGTGGCACAGCTCCAACCAGCAACAGCACCGGCGACCTATGGTACGACACTGTTAATCAACAGCTCAAAGTTTGGACTGGCACCGCGTGGTTGTTAGTCGGTCCACAATTCAGTGCCGGCGAGGGAACCACTGGCGCTATCGTAGCTACTATTGTAGACAATGTTTCAGTGAGCCATGTGGTCATTGAATTGTTTGTCAATGACAGCATCGTGGGCATCGTCAGCAAAGATGCAACATTTACTCCAGCTGTAGCCATACCTGGTTATACCACAGTGCGCCCAGGTATTACATTGGCCACCAACATAGGAGGTCAAGTTCCATTGTTCCAGGGCATAGCTACTTCTGCACAAACCTTGGTCGGCTACAATGCCAACGCATTCATGCGCACCGACACCAATACCAGCACCACAGGAACGTTGGGTGTGCTCAACAATACCGGCCTGTCGGTTGGTGTAAACAGTGATTTCCGTGTAGGCGTGAGCGGAACCAATGTCTCAGTATATAATCAAACCAGTGGCGGCAACATGTCCTTTTCTGTAAACGTTGGTGGCACACCCACAACTGCCATGACCATATATGGAGCCAACGGAACAATAGCAGGCAATCAAATCAATGCCAATTATGCTGACGTAGCTGAAAGATTTGCAGCCGATGAAGTTTTGACTCCTGGAACTGTGGTTGAACTGGGAGGCCCAGCAGAAATAACCAAAGTATCTGCCGCACTCAGCGAAAATGTGTTTGGCGTGATAAGTACACGAGCAGCATACTTGATGAACAGCAATGCCGGCACAGACGCTACACATCCCCCAGTTGCAATGACTGGACGAGTGCCGGTCAAAGTTGTAGGACAGGTGCGCAAAGGTGACAGGCTGGTATCAGCTGGCAATGGCTTGGCCAGATCTGCTGTAGCCGGAGAAGCCACAGCATTTAATGTGATTGGTCGCGCATTGACTGATAAATTAGACAACAGTGAAGGCACTGTTGAAGCCATTGTAACGATCAAGTAATAGATAGGAACTAGAAAAAATGACATATTCCGTAGGCGGATTAATACAAGCAACAGACTACAATACATTTGTGGCCACTGGCGCAAACAACATCAACACGGTTTGGGGCACAGGTTCTGGCGATTATGGTTGGGGGCAAACCAACATCAGCCAGGTCTCAGTTGGTGGCACAGTAACAGCCACGCAATGGGACACTTTGGTAGCCAACTTGGCAACTGCTGGAAATCAGACCAATTCGACCTTGACCAGCCGCACACAACCCGTGGCTGGAAACACCATTGCAATCTTGGCCAACGTGGCCACAGATATCAACACTATCACCAATAATCGTGGAAACGCAGCAGCCAGCGGAACAACCATTGGCACATTTTCGGGTTCTACAAGCAAGACCACGGCCACTGGAAGTGGCCAGAGCTCATGGACCATAACATTCACCCACACAGTCACATTCGCAGATGCAAACTCGGCCAGATATTTCTGGAACGCAGGTGGCTTGGTCAAAATCATGTATGGCAAAACCAGTACCGGCACTGACCATGACCCAGACTGGAACACTCTGGCCGGCTACTGCGGAAACATATTCATTTCCGGCCGCGTCAACGGCACTAGCCAGACCATAGCCAGCCAGGTCTATACAGGAACTACACGGCTTAATGACACAGGTGGCACCCAAACCGCTCTAGCAACCACCACAGGATGGTATAACCTTACTCCAGGTGGAGCAGCCACTACCTTGTTCCAACTTAACAATCCCACTAGTCCATACACGCCAGAATATATCCAAACCACAGCAGCTGTCGATGCAGGCGCTACGGTTTTGACCTTGGTCACTACCTGGTACGATGATGGATCCAGCGGCGCTGGGGTCAGCTCCGACATTTCTGGCGGAACAGACACTACCAGCCCGGCTACTGCCATCACTGGCACGGCTCCTACTACCTTGGTCAATGTGATACCACCCAGCACCACATATCTTACCAACAGCTGGGGCACACCCACAATCGCAGCTTCAGTGGCCTAATAGGCAGTTTTGCTTTACCAAAAGCCCCGCAAGGGGCTTTGTTTTTCTCACTTTTCCTTGTATAATTAACTTATGGACACTGACCAATTGATCGCCCACAGCCGTGCCAGATTCGAGCACGAAGCTGCACGCAGGACCTTGCGTGAAAAATATCAAGCCAAACTTACGTTTGCCTACCGCGGTGGCATGTGGCGTGCCGGCCCAGAACTCAATGCCACAATCTTTACCTGTGGACGCATGGGAGAAGTGGTCTTGGAAGATCTCTACGGAAACCCGGTGCGTATTGACACCAATGAACTCATGCAGATGAGTCAAGCGCGGCACAATGAGCAAATGAACGCATGGCTACTGGAATACGAACAGATCAACAAGAATAGATGACCACAGGGGCTTTGATATTTGCTCGCAACAACGAGCACACAGATTATGTAGCCATGGCTCACTGGAGTGCCAAAAACATTGAAAGACATCTGAGTATACCAACTCACATAGTCACAGATGATTCTCGCACAGATTCTGGAATAAGAAGTTTTGCCAATCTAGGCACAGTATCATGGCATAACACCAATCGCATGGATGCATATCAAGCGAGCCCTTGGGATTGCACCTTGTTACTTGATGCGGACTATGTGGTTGCCACAGATCAGCTCAAGGTATTGTTGGATGTTGATCAAGATTTTTTAGCACATAGATGGTCCTATGATGTGACCCAGAACAACGATTTTTCTGGATTGAATTATTTTGGAGCCAATTGTATGCCTCAATGGTGGGCCACCGTTGTAGTGTTTAGACGCAGTCGGCATGCAGAATTTATATTTCAAAGCATGGCCATGATACGAGACCATTGGTCGCACTATCGAGATCTTTATAAGATTTCTGGATCTTTGTATCGAAATGACCATGCCATGAGCATAGCCCTTGGCATGGTCAACGGCCATGTCACGAATTCACCAGGAATACCTTGGCAATTGGCAACAGTCATGCCGGACCATCAATTGAGTCAACTCGACACAGATAGATATCGCATAGATTATGTCAATACCCAAGGGCAGACTCGTTGGGTGGAACTAAGACAAGATTTTCACTGTATGAACAAAAAACATCTAGGAGACATAGTTGCCAGTAACACATGAAAGAGGATATTTGATTCCGGCCATTGGGCAGATATACCAAGAATGTGCGGAACAGTTGGCAGACAGCATAAGGCATTTTCATCCAGATGCTCACATCACTATTGTAACCAAAAATATGTTACCGCATGGAGATCAAGGCGGCTTTGCCAATGATTGGCAAATGTTTTGGATTAGTCCTTACAGACAAACCATAAAGCTCGAAGCTGACATGATTGTTGCCAGCGCCATAGATCATTGGTGGACCTTGTTCGAATTGCGAGATGTTGTGGTCAGCCAAGGAGCCAGAAACTTTTATGATGAACCAGTGACGTCAAGACATTATAGAAAAATCTTTGATCAAAACAAACTGCCTGATGTTTATAACGCCATAACCTATTGGAGACTAAGTAAAACAGCACAAGAATTTTTCCAACTAGTAAGGAACATATTTGAGCAGTGGAATGATTATAAAAAATTGCTGAAATTTCCAGATGATCAACCCACCACTGATGTTGTTTATGCCATGGTTGCACAGATCATGGGTCCAGATTCTGTGACTTTGCCAACCGGATTTGGACCAACGATTGTGCATATGAAGCAACATGTCAATCCTATAAAAACTCCAGATTGGACCAAGGAGTTGATTTGGGAAACTGATCCACTAAGGATCAACACAGTGACACAGTGGGGCCTGGTGCACTATCACATCAAAGATTGGAGGATGCAATGAGCAACGACATTGATAAAATCAAACACAGCAAACGTATAAGCAAAAAAAGATCAGCCACAATCAAGCAGGTCAAAATTGCACAAGCACATGGTATCACTGTAAGAGAATATCACAGATATGCCAAACATCACAGCATGAACTGTGGCCGGCCACACTGTATGTTGTGTAGTAATCCACGACGCATCTGGAAAGAAAAAACCATACAAGAACAGCGTTTTGAAAAACAAATTATCGCCGATCAACGCAACAAAAATGACCAATGAAACCACAGAAAACTTTTTAAAAGTCATGGCCGAATTTGTCTGGCCAGAACCCAAACCCATCACATATCGACTCTACTACAACACCGACGGAAGTCCTTGTTGTTATACCATGGAGGATCTGCCAGGAGATTTCATAGAAGTTGATCAGCAGACCTATATTAATCATCGTATGGATGTGCGAGTGGTAGAAGGAAAATTAATAAAACTCAAACAAACAAGAATTTCCAAAAAATTAACCCCTTCGGAATCGGGCACAGCCTGCGATCCTCGAGATGTTTGTGTGGTGGTAGCCGACGATCGGGATCATACAAAATGGAGTAAAAAAACATATGAAATCAGTTGACATAGCAGATCTTGATTGTATCTACTTGACCTATGACGAACCTCAACGCGAAGAGTTTTGGGTCAAAATACGCAACATGGTTCCATGGGCCAAACGTGTGGACGGAGTTAAAGGATCGGATGCCGCTCATAAAGCCGCAGCCCAGGCGTCTGACACCGAACGTTTTATTTTGATCGATGGTGATAATTTGCCAGATCCTGGTTTTTTCAATCTCACACTGCAAACGCCAGACGAGGCATGGGAATCTGCTGTGTTCCGTTGGCGTGCCAGGAATCACATCAATGGACTCATGTATGGCAACGGAGGTCTGAGTTCATGGACCCGAGCCTTTGTCAACAACATGCGCACTCATGAAGCCACAGATGGAACTGTAGAGACAGAGGTAGAATTCTGTTTTGACCCTTTATATTGGGCCATGCATGATTGTTATAGCACCACGTATCCCAATGGATCGGCTTTCCATGCATGGAGAGCTGGATTCCGAGAAGGTGTCAAGATGTGCTTGAGCCGAGGTGCCAGACTCACCGCGGCTGAATTTAAGGATCAGGTCCATCAACGCAATCTAGATCATTTAACTATCTGGCACAACATAGGGCGAGATGTAGAACATGGAATTTGGAGCATGGCTGGCGCCAGGATGGGAACATATATGACCATGATCACTCCACAGTGGAATCATCGAGTGGTTCAAGATTTTGATCAGTTAGAAAAATTATGGTCAACTGTGTGTGATTCTAATCCAGAAATCTTGGCCGGAAGAGTAGCTGAGGATCTAGCCACACAATTAGACTTGCCCATGCTCACAGTGCTTGGCCCAGAAAGTAGGTTTTTCAAACAGCACTTCCGGTCAAATTGGCACAATCAAGGTCTAATGATCAGAGAAATAGACATCATTCGTGGCCAGGAGGGTTGGTAAAATTTTGTTGACAAACGACAATATAGATGATTTTTTTTCGCTTCCCACGGATCGCACTTCGGCAGTGGTAGCAGGAACTAATCCTTATAATTTTATCAAATACAATACCAACAGTGAGACCTTATTGGTCACCATTGGTGATAGTTGGACTTGGGGTGATGACTTGCATGACGATCACACAGTGCGTTTAAATTACGTTTATGGTGGAACCGTGTCCGGGGTAATGAAAGCAGATTTTTTAAATCTTGGCGAGCCCGGTGCTGGCAACTGGCACATAGCAAGAAAGATAAAAGAATTGGCCAAAATATCAAGTGATTTAGATTACAAACAAATCATTGTGATTTCAATTTTTACCGAAGTTGGCAGAGATTTTGACAGCGACGATGACCGTCATATCGATTATAGATCCTGGCTTATTGACAATATCAACACTTACCGAGACTACTATAGCTTCTTGAAATTCATAAATGAACATATAGCCGATGCCATCCATTCGCAATTGGCAAAATTTGATCAAAGGTATAGTTTTTATTTTGGAACAAATTTTGTTGATGCCATTGGCATGGACAAGTTAAAACCTTATTTTTTTGATAAATCCTGGTTAGAGGTGATCTGTGACCGCAGAGGTGTGCCCAAAGATACCAATATGTGTTATCTGGTATCCCCTTGGATCATTGAAAAATTGCAAATCGCACAAGATTTAGCTCCTGAACTAGGAAAAAATGTTTGGTTGCATTGGGCCAATGAGTTAGCAGACACTGCCAACGACCGTGCTGAAATGTGTAAAAATGATCAAGAAAATTTCTTAGAACTCATGCACCCAAGCATAAAATGTCATGGATTTTTTGCCGAGTATGTTTTAAGAAAAATCAACAACTTCTATGAAGTAAAACTTGAGAATGATAGATTGCTGGAAGTGGATAAATTTGTTTCTTTTTGTCATCACAGTGAAAATCAAAACATTGTTTTGCAGATTAACAATGAAGCTCATTGTTTGACTTACTGCGGTGTGTATGACATACTGGATCAATTCACTCACAAATCAGTCATTATCAAAACCAGTAATAGATTAGAAACTCATGACAAATATCAAGTAGAATCAGTGTCATGGTTGGACTGGATGCAGAACTTATCTGGATTTGATCAGGCCCGCCGTCGAGACTGGAATCAAAATAAGATATTTGGATGTTTTTACGGTCGGCCCAGCGCACCAAGGCTGGGCATCGCAACGCATCTTGCCAGGAACCATTCCGCTATTTCTTACATACAGCACAAATTTAATTTTGATAACTTCGATTCCAGAAATTTATTTGATATTCAACGATTGTTCAGCTGGGACCCTGAAAGTGTGCAGTATCTCAATCTTTTGCGAGATCCAAAATATCACAGTGACATTGATTACAAAAAGGGCTATTATGATTGGACAAATACACTGGTTGATCTCTACGATAATATTCTCATTGATTTGGTAGCTGAACCAGTCAGCCAGGGTTTGAGTTTTTATCCCACAGAAAAAATTTGGAGACCCATACTAGCCCGTAGGCCTTTTATAGTCATGGGCAGTCGAGACTATCTGGAATATTTACGTCAAATGGGTTTTGAAACCTTCAATGATTTTTGGGACGAAGATTATGATGGGTATGATGGTGCGTATCGCTACTATAAAATTTTAGATCTGATCAATAAATTGGCCAGCCAACCATTAAGAAATTTTACAGAAATCTATAAATCAATGACCAAAAAATTACAGCATAACTACGACATGTTGATCAATCAATCATATGCAACCAATATTAAAAAAATCTAAAACAGTTCTTGTCACTGGCGGTGCCGGTTTTATAGCCCATCACATGATAGCACATATCATACGACACACTGATTGGTCGGTGATCAGTTTGGATCGACTGGATTTCAGCGGAAACCTCAACCGCTTGCAGGATATCATGATGGAATTCTCTCCACAGGATCGAGCCCGAGTGCGTGTGATATATCATGACCTGCGAGCCGAAATCAATTCTATGTTGTCGGCCGACATCGGTCCGGTTGATTATATCCTGCATCTGGCAGCCAGTAGCCATGTTGATCGCAGCATAGCCCGTCCCATGGAATTTGTTATGGACAATGTTGTAGGAACAGTAAACTTATTACAGTTTGCCAGAACTCAACCTGCCCTGGAAAAATTTGTTTATTTTAGCACGGACGAAATATTCGGCCCAGCGCCCATTGGAGTGGCCTATTCCGAAAGGGATCGCTACAACTCAACAAATCCCTACTCGGCCAGCAAAGCAGCCGGTGAAGAAATGTGTGTGGCTTTTGAAAACACTTATAACTTGCCTATCGTGATAACGCACACCATGAATGTGTTCGGCGAACGTCAGCATCCAGAAAAATTTGTCCCGTTGTGCATTCGTAGAATACAGGCCGGTGAAGAAGTGCTGATACATTCCAACAAAGAACGCACGGTGGCCGGGTCAAGACATTATATCCATGCCGAGGATGTGGCTGCCGGTGTCATGTTTATTCTTGCTTTGGATCTATTAATGTTACCGCAAGATTTTGGCGGCGCCAAATGCCCTAAGTTTAATCTGGTGGGGCCCGAGGAAATTGATAATTTGACTTTGGCACAGACCATAGCACAAGTTATAGGCAAACCATTGAATTATCAATTGGTAGACTTTCACAGTAGTCGCCCTGGACATGACTTGCGTTATGCACTCAGTGGGGAATACATGCTCGATCTGGGTTGGCACCCACAATTTAGACTACAAGATAGAATAGCACAAGTAGTAAATTGGACTTTGGCTAACAACCGCTGGATAAAAATATGACAAAACCAGTTCTTCCTTTTATTGAGATTATGGTCACACAGGCGTGTAATCTCAGTTGCACAGGCTGTACAAACTATAGCGATTTAAAACATGCTGGATACTTAACCTGGGCAGAAGGAAGAGCGCAACTAGAGTCGTGGTTGGCCCGTGTTGACCTTCCTGACTTTGGCATATTAGGTGGTGAGCCATTGATGAATCCTCGCATACGTGATTGGATTGTTGGGTTACGTGAACTTATGCCCACAACGCAAATTAGATTTACAACCAATGGATTGTTGTTGGAAAAAAACTTTGATATTGTAGAACTATTACATGAAATTGGCAATTGTGTTTTTAAAGTGGCTGTGCATCAACACGATGAACAGTTAGAACAAGTTATACAAAGAATATTAAACATGTACAATTGGCAACCGGTGACAGAACACGGAGTCAATCGCTTACGCACTGATAATAATTTTAGATTTCATGTGCGCAGACCTGACATTTTCTGGAAGACCTTCCAAGGCACCTATCAGGATATGCGGCCGCATACTAGCGACCCTGCACAGGCATTTTCTATTTGTTGCCAACAAACTTGTCCTTTGTTATACAACGGTCGCATTTATAAATGCAGCACCAGCGGACTACTTAGAGAAACATTGGAAAGATTTGGTCGTCCAAATTGGGAACTATGGCAACCGTATTTGCAAAATGGCATAGGACCGGATTGTTCTGATCAAGAATTAGAAAATTTTTTACACAATTTTGGCCGTCCTGCATCGGTCTGTGCCATGTGCCCTACAGTGCAAGATACTCAATCCAAATTGATACATTTAGAAAACGTCAAACTAAAATGACCTTGAGTGTACAAACGCTTGACAGGAAAATTTGGCGTAAGGATCTTGTGATTTCCTATTTGCATCATCACCAGGCAAAAAATCTGCCTGCGGTCATTGATTTTGGGCCCGAAGGAAGTTGTGCAGAAGCCCTGGGCTTGTATAGACTACTGGATGAATTTTGCGGATCAACAGGATATAACAAACAACATATCACTGTGCGAACTGCCAATGCTCTAGAGCAACATGATCATTACCGAGTGGTGTTTGATTCTAATTATTGGTATGAAATTGATGAGATTAACCACTGGGCAAAAGATAAAGTAATCAGCAACCATACGCATCCCGGTTGGCACTTTGCAAACTTTGTGAGTCGGAGCAATTGGTTTAGATTATGGATTGCTACCATCCTAGATACCCAACATAAAAATAAAACTTTACAAACTTATCATTATGATCCGACACGAGAAAACTATAATGCCAATGGTTATTTGGGATTGGATGATCTTTTTCAATTTGGTTGCAACATAGTGTCAGAATCGGCAAAGTTTTTAACCACTTGCCCAAGAACTTTAGATCTTGAATTTTTAAAAAATCGTGATTATTCTGATTCTTTGTTTCAGCATGTCAACAGTTATTATCCTATACAACATCCTGCTAATTTAAATTTGTTACAGTATTACAACAAAATTTTTGTTGATATAGTATGTGAACCAAATGCATCAGGGCGTTGTTTTTTGCCTACAGAAAAAATTTGGAGACCCATACTAGCCCGTAGGCCTTTTATAGTCATGTCTAATTTTGAATACTTACAAAATCTACGCCGTTTAGGATTTAAAACATTCAATGATTATTGGGACGAAAACTATGACGATTATTGCGAAGGAGATAGAATTCGCATGATTGAACAGGTGCTAAAAACTATAAGTTTGTGGACGGTTCAAGAACTTCATAACAGTTTAATAGACATGCAGTCAATACTAGATCACAACTATTATACATTTAGAAATCTTACCAATCAACAAATTCAATTGGCATTTACCCACTCCACCGCTGACTTGAATTGATCTCTGGCCCGTTGATGAATTGTTTTATACATACTGTGCCTCACAAAGTCTACATTTTTTAAAAATCTTTGCTGATTTGCTTGCCAACAAGATTTGGCATAATCAACATCAACTAACAGGCGCTGGTTAAGTTTGAGTGCTTGGGTCATACGGTCAAACACATTAGTCAATTGATCATAGCTATGGTCTATTACATCATCAAACATGTCTAGTCCTAAATTTCTTAGATACCCTACTAGATTTGGTGTGGCCAGGAAAATAGGAAAATTACAACCATACACACTGTTGAGAGTTTTTTCTGTAAGCATACTGGATGGTTCCGCAAAATAAGTTTCAGGGACAATTTCAACAAAACTATTTTGATATCTTGGTATAAGATGTTGTTGATAATTGTTAACATTTTGATGTGCAATTTTTACATATTCGTCATTGTAATTGGGATATGTTTGTAATTGCTTAAACCCATCTAACAAAATTGGTTTGATCGTTGATTCTTGTTCTGGACTAAATTGCCATCCTACAAAATCTAAATATGACTCATATTTGTTTACGTGATCGTGAAAAAACTTGCTTATAGTTATCAGCCCGTGTTTGTCCCAACCGTGATATAATAGATAACCTACAGCAGATACTCTGTGCGCAGCTGGCCTATTGTTAAGAAAAATATAGCTCTTGTCTGAATTAAAATTTTTATCTGCCACTGCTGGAAGGTGTTGATACTGCTCGTGTTCGGTTGTTATAAATTCAGTTTGGACCACACGCAAATTTGACACATTTTTAATTTCTTGCTGTAGGTCAATAACATCAGTAATTATTACAAATTTTTTATCTAGGTGCCGATTCACAATTTCAAGTATGGCACGAACACCCATGGTAATTGATTCAGTCCAGGGATTAAAGTCGTATAAGTTAAGATCTTCGGGTATAAATATAAAAACGTTGGCATTGTTGTATTCCAAACCATTCAAAATAGGTCCAATGTTTTCTGCAGGGTCTGACCAAACATAATATACATCTGACTGCTCCGGGATCATTGGAACGCATTCAGAAAAAAAGTCAAAAGTCCATTGATCAAATGGTGCTCTGGCTAGGATTTTTGCATTCACGTGTGGATTATTCTTGTATCGTGGAAATATTTATAGTATAATAATATGATATGAATAATAGACTGTTTACTTTTGGTTGTAGTTTTACCAATTATTGTTGGCCCACATGGGCTGACATAGTAGGAAGCGAATTCGATCAATTTGAAAATTGGGGCATGAATGGCGGCGGTAATTTATTCATATTAAATTCATTGACCGAATGTGTTAAGCGTCGGCAAATTAACAAAGATGATACTGTAATTATCATGTGGTCTGGTATTACTCGCGACGACAGATGGATCAACGGCAATTGGCAATTAGAAGGCAGCGTGTATGGTAGAACTGATTATACTCCAGACTATATTGAACAGTATGTAGATCCCACTGGTTATCTTATTAGAGACTTGTCTATAGTATCTGCCACAGTTACTTTATTAAAATCCATTGGATGTCGTTGGTATTTTTTATCCATGGTGCCTTTTACATATCATGACAATAACATAGACATTGAAGACTGTCGTGAATATAATTTTGATCAGCAAATTATAGACCTGTATCAGTCTGAATTTGAAATGATACGTCCTAGTGTGTATGAAGTAATCTTTAATAAGGATTGGTATAGCAGACCCGGACACGTAGACTGGAGCCACTGGAAACAGTCTTATGCAAATTTAGAAGGTCCAAGCTGGCCAAGTTGGAAAGATTTTATAGTTCAGAATTTTAAAGGTATCAAATCTAATATTTGGAACGAAATTAACGGACATTTTAAATTAGATAAACGTCTTATACGCACAGATCCTCATCCTACTCCAGCTGAACATTTAGAATATCTGCAAAAAGTTTTAACAGAGATACAACTAAGTGAAGATACTGTGCAGTGGGCACTAGAGTATGATAAAAAAGTTATGTCAAAAGAACAACCCTACGACATGAAAGAATGGTCTACTGTTTGGCCAGAAAAGAGATTTTAAAATTACAAAATCAAAATTTTTAAGTTCAGCAGAAGAAATGAAAGAGCAGTTAGGTCATGCTCTCTGCCTTGCTAAGTGGAAACAAGTAAGCCTGCACTTGCCTACTGGGCTCAACAACTCGTGTTACCATCCGCCATTACACGCTATAGACGCAGACTTGTTAAAAGATAATCCAGGCGCACTACACAACACTCCTTACAAGAAAGAACAACGTAAGATCATGCTCAAGCAAGAACGCCCTAGTGAGTGCGGCTACTGTTGGGCCATGGAAGATAACAATAAATTAAGCGATCGACACTATCGATCGGGTGAGCCCTGGGCCGCCAAGGACTTTGATGTTATAGTAAATTCAAATGGAGAAGAAGATGTTATCCCTAGTTATGTTGAAGTCAATTTTAATCATGCTTGTAATCTTGCTTGTAGCTATTGCAGTCCGCAGTTTTCGAGCACCTGGCAACAAGAA